AGAATGCAAACCTTTACTGTATAAATAAACAGGTGCTAGGCTCTCGCCCGCTTCGTGCACGGAGTGGGAGCCTTGGCTTGGCTTGCAGGAATGGCTGCGGGTCGAGTGGCCGGGCTGGGTGCTGTAACACCTGGACCGGTCGCTCTTTTCTTGCTGGGGAAGTTACGGCGTTGCGGCGGGCTGCCCGGTCAGAGTCCGGACGTAGCCTTGCAGGTACTCGAGTTTCTTCCGGTCGCGGATCATTCCGGCGCGGATATCCCAAACAGCTGATCCAGCGCGCTCACTGAGTTCGGCGATGGCTCCATCGCCCAGGCCGCTGCTGCCGGTGGCCGCGGACACGATGCGGTCGGCTTCGGCAACTCGGACTTCGATGCGCAACCGCTTACGCTCATCATCAGCGCCAGAGTAAAGCCGGCGCAGCCGCTCATTTTCATCTTGTGCATCTGTCAGTTCCTTGTGTTTTGTTGTGTCCAGATCAGCAAGGCGCTTCTCGAGCAGCACCCGGGCATCCAGTTGATCGCGCACCTGGTGGGCAGCCGCTCGGGCTATCTCACCCAGGGTGTCGCTGTGGGTTTTCTCAGCCTGAGCCAGCTGCTCACCCATACGCCAGCCGTTGCCAGCCCAGCCAGCGGCAAACACCGCGACCAGCAATGCGCCAAACAACCAGGTGCGTGGTGAGCCGGGAATCAGGTCGGTCAGGTTCATTCGTAGTCCTCCAGCAGAGGCAGATCAACCGTCTGGCCGGCGAGCGCGTGCGTGCAGTCACCCAGGAACTGGATGCGGCCATCGGTTACGAAGGAATGGCAAACGACCTGGTGCTGATCAGGCCCCCAGCGGTAACGAACTAGAACAGACGGCGTGAATGTCGGCTTGTCGACGCTGCCGTTCCAACCCCAACGCGGCGGCCCATCGCGCTCGACATTCACGCCGTGCAGCATGTCGCAGCCAGGACACTTGAAGAACAGCTGGCTGTCAGCCTTCTCCAGCACCGCTGAAACTCTCGTGAAGGCGCTCATAAAATCACCTCACGCGCCCTACCCCACAGCTCCAGCCGATCCTTCAGGCCATTCAGGCCGCCGTTGATGCGGCGCGTTATCAGATTGAACTGGCCCTGATCCGCCAGGGTGTTCAGCTCTTTCATCCACCAATACCAGCCAGCCGATTGCGCAGCCCACTCGGGTTGCTCCAGCAACTGCGGTTCACGCAGCAGGCGGTCATCGCCGAACAACGCTGCGCTGCACTTCAGGTAGTTGTAGCGGCCGGTGACCTGGATCAGCCCGCGCCCGCGGTAGAGCTGGCCGTCGCCATCGGCCTCGGGGGTGTTGCCCAGGCGCGCTGCCAGAGGGCCGGTGTCGTACTTGGCCAGGTAGGCGTTATTGCCCAGTTCCCGCGTGAACTGCAGCTGTCCGGACTCGTGGCCGATCTGCGCCAGGAACGCGGCCATGCGCTTGGGCCGGTCAAACTGCCAGCGCTTGGCAGCGGCGTTGATGGCAGGAACAAAAACGCCCGCTGAGCGGCGGGCGTTGGGCATGATATGGAGCAATTGCTGCTCGGTTATTTCCATGTTTCCTCCGGGCGAAAAAAAGCCCGCTCTCGGCGGGCTTATGAAGATCTGGAACAGCATCACTACTGGCGAACGACCTTAGCGTTCCACTATGCTTGGTTGCTCGCCTCAACAAAAAAGGACTTTTTTATGCAAACCATGAACTTCAAAGACGCTGACTCGGCCACTACTGAGCTAGCAAACCTCAAGAGAAAGTGGGTCAGAATTACCGACCGGTTTACCGGCTTGATTCAATACTGGAGCGACGTTGCCACCACACATCTCGGCAAAATCGTTGCGATTGATCAAGTAGAGGAAGGGAGCAATCGTTTCACCGCTACAACGCTAGGAAAAAACTTCACTGTTGAGATGACCTCGATCATTTTTAATGGCGAGCTATACGGAAGAATTCTTATCCACACTCCGACCCCTCTAAACAGCAGCCGCCTTCTGGCAGGTGAGGTTTTATTGAGTGATAGCGGAAAGATTCTGTCCCCGGAAGGAGCGGTACTCGCTGACAGCAATGCCGATAGCACTGCCGACTATCAGCTGCTCTGCGAAATCATTCGCGTAGCTATTGCGGACTGATCCAAGAAGCTAAACCTCTACGTCATACTGCGGCAGGCTCGGTGCCTGCCCAGTGATCTGGCCGTCGATGATGAAGGCCTTTAGTCCCACCGCTACATCGACACCGCGCGCCGAGATCTGCACGCCGTTGCGTAGCTCGATGATGCTGGTACCGGTGGCGGTGCTGATACTGATCACCTCGCCCACTGAGCGGCTGCCGCCTGGCAGCAGGGCTTTGAAGCGTGTCCATGGGTTTACCGTGGCCATCAGGCACCTCCGGCGTGGTGGCGCTCTAGGCGTAGCACCTGGCTGACGCGGCTGGCACCGATGCCGTCGGCGCTGATGTCGACGCCCAGGCAGAGGCCACGCCAGGTGTCGCCGGGGTCGCGCACCTCGCAGAGCATGCCCGGCTCAACCAGCCCTGGCGCGCTGCCCACCGGGAACAGTGGGATGGTGCGGCTGGCGATTTCCTGATGGCCGCCCTTGCTGATCTCGCTGATGCCGCGTGCTCGGGCCGCGTCGGTGGCGGTGATCAGGTCGTCGAACACATCCGGCGCGGGCTTGTTGCCCGCCGTGCCCTGGCGGCGCACATCCACCGCCACGCCGTGGCTGGTGCCGCTGACGTAGACGCTGTCCCATTCCGGCTGGGGTGACCATTCGCCGCTTGAGTCGGTGATGATCTCGGCCGGGATGATGCGGTCCATGATCGCGCTGCTCCACCACCACACCGCCTCGCGGTAGCGCGGCAGCACGGTGAGCGCGTCACCTTCCCGCGCCGGCCGCACGAATGCGCCTGCGGCCTCGGCCACACGGGCGATCACCTGCATGGCGGTCTGGTCCTGGTAGGTCAGCGCGCCGGCCGGGATGGTCCAGTCGGGCGGGCCGATGCCGGTGGCGTCCCAACTCAGGGTGAAGCCGGTGAACAGCAGCTGATCCTCTGCCGCCTGGCGGGCGTTGATGTCTACTGCGTTGACCGCGCTGCGCATCGGGGCATACGGCGCGGCCAGCAGCTGGGTGCGGCTGTTGCCGCTGATGCTGAAACGCTCGGCCGGAAACTTGGCGGTGCTGCTGTAGCGCTCAACCAGGAAGGTCCAGACCCAGCCGTTGATAGTCAGCTCCAGGGTTTTCGGGCCGCTGGCACCCGGCCGCACAAGGTTGAGCGAGGTGCGGCCGAACAGATCGGCGCTGAGCTTCCAACTGAAGCTGTCGATATCCAGGCTGGCCTTGATGCCGGTGGCATCCACAGGCGTGCGGTCGGGCAACACCACCAGGCTGACGCTGTTGGCGATCATGTAGGTCTCCAGTATGTCCGGTTCTACCGGCGGCTCGATGATGATCACCGGGCCGTTGTAGTCGGGGTATGTGATGCCAATCGGGTGCGTATCGACCGGCGTGCCCCAGCTCCAGGGCAGCGAGCGGCCCCAGTCGAGCTGTTGCGGTGTGCCGTGACGGATGCCGACACACTGATCGCGCGGCTGGGTTGGCCGTTCGCGCAGGCTGCGCCCGAGGCGGAAGTACACCGGCGGGTTGCGTGCCGGCTGGTAGCGGGTGCCGTTGAAGCGGAACGCCAGCGGCTGCGCCCCCGGGCGGTAAGGCGGCAACTGCTCGACATACACCCACTCGGGGCCGTAGCGATCCGTGTCGCGGTGGCGGCTACCCAGGCTGGCGTCCGTCGGGATACCTATCTGCCAACTCGAATGCAGGCTCAACCGATCAAGCGGAATTGCCCACTGCCAGGCATCAGCGGTACCGGAGTCACGCACGCCCGGGGTTGACCAAGGCGAGGCCGTGGCGGCAGCAGACAACGGCCGCGCAGCTGTCCAACCATCGCCCGCGCCACTGTCGGCTGGCACGCCCACGCCCCAGGCAGAGCCCATGGCGGCATCCTGGGCGGGTGCCTGCTGATGGCTGAGCACCACACGAACCTCGCACGGCGGCACCGAGCGAAACGCTGCCACTGTTTCAGCATCGGCAGCATCAGCCCGCGACCACCCTGCCCGCGCTGACATGCGCAGGCGGGGCGGCTCCGGGTAGATCACATCGACATGGCGGGCACGCAGCACGAACACCAACGGCACCGGCGGCTGGTAAGGCCCGGTGAGGCGGAATCTCTGCATGGGATAGGCTCTATTCGACGAAGGTCATCTTTAGCGGGCCATGGCCCACCGGCTGGTAGTACGGCCGGGCTTTTGCGGTCGCGGCACCGATGGCACCCTCGGTGCCGTCGCCGGCATCGGCCCACCAGGTTGGTTCGGTCGCGCCGGAGTTGCCCGGGGTGATGACCTCATAGACGTAGCCGTTGTTTACGGTAGGTCGCAGGCGGGTACCAGTGCTCAACTCAAGCCCCGCCTGCCAGGCCACGCCGGGGAAGTCGGCAGCGAAGGCAAACACATCGCCGCCACCATATACCTCGGTGTTTACGCGAAACTCGCCAACTGCGTTTGAGTAGGCACTCCCCATAACCACATAGCCTGTATCGCGCTTCTCGAACACGGAAACTTCAGCATTTACCAACGCTCGTACCGTGCCGAGCAACGGGTGAATCTCCTCAACCACACCATCCAGGTAGGCGGGATCGCCATCTATAACCGGTCCGCCACCACCACCGCCAAGGCTTGCCGTATCAAAGGTGAACAGTTGCTGCGCACCACCGGTTTGGAGTGACGTTCTACTCGACGCCATTTCCGGATAAACCGCCGAGGGGGTATAAGTCACCCCGTTTAGCACTACCGGACTTCCTCCAAACGTCACCCCGCTCAGCCCCACGATATGTCCAGCGGCTGACGCTAAGTAGCGATAGCTATCCCCTGAAGGCGGCAAGTAATACTTGTTCGCTGCAACATAATTCCCTTCTTGCAACCTATCTAGGCCAACGTCTTCTGATACTACAACCCTAAACGTCAAACGCCGACGCACCCTCAGAGTTATATTTAAATGGCCAGAGGAATCAGTTTGCCCAAGACCGTAGTACCGCCCTCCCGCCTCATATAACAACGGCCTGGCAGTCGGGACACCAAGCACCAGAGTGTCGATAACCAAGTTAATAAATTCTACAAAGTACGGGCGTGGAGCAGGCAGCGTTGCGTCATCGAACCAGCCAGCAGCAGTGAAGCGCCCCTCAAACAAGGCGTCCAAGCTGGCTAGCGTTGGTGCAGTAGTTGTCCGTGTGTACCAGCTCCCAATAGTTGATGTCCACTTAACCACATCCGTGAATACCGTATCGCCTGGCGCACCAATATTCACGAAACGATCATAAGCACCCAAAAAACCACCGACAAAAACAACTCGATTGAACTGCTTGGGCTCTAAAGAATAGAAAGCCGAGCCGTTATTCAGGAGTGAATTATTTGTCGAGGTAGTTGATGCGTTAACCAGACAATCGGTAAAGTAGCAATTAAAGAAAGGGACCGACACAGCTGTACTAGTTATCTGCAACATCTGCACCCGGAGATAGCAATTTAGCAGGGTGACACCCGCCATAATTGCCGCGCCAGCAGATGCGCTGTTTAAAACCATTGCAATAGCATACCCATCGGCATCAATAATTTTTGATTTATAGGTGCCCGCTTCCGAACTCGAAAGCCCCCCGCTCCCAGAGTACGAGCAGTCCATGGTCACTCTAAAATACCCCTCCCCAGCGGGATCACGCAGAACCGCACCAAGCGCTGCATCGCTGCTTATCAACCAAGGATCTATTTTAGTTCCCTGGCCTATCAGCCCATCCGTAACAGCTGTCATCAGTCTGCATCCCCTCTAACCTGAATCTGGAATTTGTCATCCTCAACCGTGCCCTGCCCCGCCAGTACGGTGCGGCAGATCCATAGCGGGCCGAGGCATGAATCAGTGTTGAAGCGAATCGCGTTACCCGCCGCCCAGCCGCTGCCCCAGCCACCCGCCGCGATGGTGAAGTACGGCGCACTGTTGGCCGGGTTGATCGGCGCGCAATCCACACCGATGTTGCCGGTGGCGATGATGCCGAGCTGCTGCTCGACCACCTGGAAGGCACTGCTGCTGGTAAACACCAGCGCCCACTTGCCGGCGATGCTGCCCTTGTTGGTGACAACGGGCGGGTAGTTGAGCTGGTCGTACTGGGCGGTGGTGCCGTCGCCCACCACGTTGTCGCTCCAGTTCGGCGCGCCGCTGTTCCAGGTCTTTTGCGCGAACCATTTGTACAGCCGCGCCTGCAAGTCGCCCCAGGCCACCGCGCTGGAGACCTTCGCTGTAGCCGGCGGCAGATCCCACGGCACAGGGCTGTTGATGCCCAGCACACCGCTGATCTGCACCTCTGTACAGACCGTCATGTGCTCCACCAGGTCGCGCACGGTGAGCGGCGGTACCAGCGGTACGCCCTCGGCATCGTTGAGCACCAGCGGGTCCGCGAAGGTCACGCGGCCGAGCAGCTTGTCGACGGTGTAGGCCTGCGGGTCCAGCCCCACGCCGTTGGCATCCACCACCTCGATGTCGGCCTGGTGATCGCGCGCCAGACTCACCACCAGGCCGGGCGTTGGCGTGCCGATGCCCGTCTCGGCGGTGTGGTGGATGACCAGCACCTCGCCATCGCGGTAGATGGGCACGCGGCCATCAGCCGGCAGGCGCACCGGGTCGAGGCCGATCAGCTCGGCATTCAGCGGCAGGCTGGTGTAGAGCACGGTGTTGTAGCGCAGCAGCAGCGGGATAACCGGGATCTCACTGTTGCCGCTGGCGTCCGCCGGGTTGCTGGTGAAGCGCACGCGGATGATGCCGGTGGCGATATCGACAGTGCCATGCACCACCGGCCCGGTGAACTCGCCGTTGTTGTTGGCGGTGGCCACCACCACCGCGGCGGTGTCTGCGCGCACCACGGTGAGCTGCAGGCTGCCCGGGCGCAGTGGCGCGCCGGGGGTGCGCCAGGTGGCACCGGTAATGCTGAACCCGCTGTTGGTAGTCAGGCAGCCCTGCAGGCTGATGCTGGCACTCGCGCCGGCCGGGTAACTGTTGAGCCGCGCTTCGCCGGCGGCGTAATCCACGGTGCCGACTGCCACCCCGGCGTTGGTCTGGCTGCTGATGTTCTTGTAGAGCACGCCGTCGCGGTCGACGTAGGTTTCGCCGCCCCAGCTGAGGATGAGCGAGCCGGGCAGGATCGGCTCCTCAATGGCTGGCAGCAGGTCGAAGGTAAGCTCGGGCGCAGGCTGGCTGTCGGTTTGCGGGCCGTAGCTGGTACCGGCGGGCTGGGCACGCATCACCAGGGTGCCACCGAACTGCTCCTGCAGGGTGGTGGCGGTGCTGATCAGTTTGACATCGGACATGTGAGCCCCTTAGAGCGAGATGGACCAGTCGAGACGGCTGTCGTTCTGGTAGGTGTACTCGACGTATTCGTACCCGGCGCGCACGCGCAGGGTGAACACCCCGGTGCTGTAGTCGATGCTGCCGACATAGCCCACCCAGCCCCCTGCGCCGTCGTCGCGGGCGGTTTTCTCGACGGTGTAGGTCGAGTCATAGCTGGTCTGGTTTTTCACCGAGGGCACGGCGCGCTTGCGCACCACTGACCAACTGGCTTGCACCGAGCCGGGCTGCAAAGGCGCGCCAGTGATGGTGCCGTTAACGGTGCCCGCCCCATCTGGCGCGGGGGTCAGCACGGTGTCGCCTATAGCCCCTTGCTGATAGCTGTACTGAATGGCGCTGCCGGCATCCGGCGTGCTGGTCAGCTCCATATCCAGTTCGCCCGTGGCGTAGACGATGATGCCGCTGGCCTGGCCTGTGAGCGTGCCATTGCCTGCGTCAGTAATGGTTTTGCTGACGCCCCCAACCAGGTAGGTGGCCGTGAGGCTGCCGGGCTGGATGCCGTCGTGCGGCAAGCGGTGGCGGATGCGCGCCTTGGCCGGGATGCCCGCGCCGGTGCGCTGGGTAAATTCGGCATCGTTCTGCGACACGTAGCTGTAGATCACCGCACTGCCCACATCTGGCAGGGCATTGAGGGTGAACGACACGCTGCCGGTACCGAAGGCGATAGTGCCGCTGCCCTCGCCCACCAGCTCGCCGTCACCGGGGTCACGGATCTCCTGCCACTTGCCCAGCGCCATGTAGCTGATGCTGAGCGTGCCCGGCTTGGGTTTTGCCAGGGCCAGGGCCAGGGTGTAGGCAAAGCCGCGGTTGGCCAGGTCGATGACTATCTCGCCAGTGACGGTGGGGCCGGTAACGCCGGTGGCCGGGGTGTAGGTGACGCTGGCCGCGCCAGTGAAGGCCGTGGCGCGGTAGGCGTCGAGCTGGCCGGTTTGGTAGTCGACGGTGATTTTGCTGAAGCTGGCACTGCCGCTGACCGGGCGGAACTCGCCCTTGCCGTCGTCAACGTATACGCCGGAGCTGATGTTGAGGGTGATGCTGCCCGGCAGTGCGCCGGTACCGAGGAAGCTGCGCGACTGGCCAGCGGTGACCGAGGCAAAGGTCAGCGCAGGCGTGCGCGCCGCACCGGCGGCGATCATCTGCCGGCGGCTGTAACCGCCGAGCTGGTCGATCAGCGGGGTTTCCTTGGTGTTGCTCGGCACCAGGGAGGCGTACACCGACGCCACCCGAACGCTCAAGTCGCCCTGAGCCACAGCGGCCGCCAGCGGGCTGATGCCGAAGTAGCGCGCCGCATCGGCCACCTGGGTGCCAAGCACGCTGGCTTTGCTCAAGCCTGCCCCGTTGGTGGCACTGGTGCCGCCCGGGGTTACCGAGCCGCCCGGGTAGGTTTGCAGCAGCGCGGCACTGATGCCGAGGTTAAGCCGGCGGCGCGGCAGGGTGAGGTAGCTGCCGCCGGCATATTCGTAGATGAAGTTCTCGACGATGGCCTCGACCTTGGTGATGCGCACGTACTGGTTGTTGCTGCCACTGACCAGCTGGTAGACCTCGCCAATCTCCGGCACGCGGTGTTCCTCGCGCTGCACGCAGGTGAGCGCGCGCTGGCCGCTGAGCTGGTTGCCGAGCAGCTCGAACTGCGCGGCAGTGCCGGGCACCACGTAGTTTTCGATGCTGTTGCGGGCGGCCAGACGTTCGTCGGTCTGGCTGCCGGTGTTGAACAGCACCACGCTCACGCGCGGGTCGCTCGGCCCTTGAGTGAGGATGGCATGGGCACCGAGGTAGGCATCGGCGTTTTCCGCCACCACACCCGCGTACGCTTTGCGCAGGGCGATGCGGCCGAGGGTACGGTCAAGGCGGGAGATATCCGGGAACAGGTTGTTTTCCTGGCCATCTTCCACGGCCTGGCCGGTGGCGCGACCGCCGCCGTCGTCTTCGTCGGTGAGGCGCTGGGCTTTGAGCAGTTTTACGTCGAGGACGTTGATCGTCATGCCAATCTCCGGGCATTAAAAAACCCGCACTTGGCGGGTTCGGGGATGGGTGCGGGTTATGGGTCGGGCGTTACGGGTGGCGCGACGGTGAGCAGGCGCAGGGTTATTTCGTACAGCGCGTCCGCGCCCGGGTTTACTTGCCGCTCCACCGGCTTGGCCTCTAGTGCCGCGCCATTGATGCGGTTGAAGATGACCCAGAACTCGCGCCCATCGGGCAGCACCAACGGCATGACCCGGCCGGGTTGATCGCGCAGGATCTCCAGTTGCCGCACCAGGGCCAGCACAAACCAGGCGGCACCGTTGCTGCTCAGGGTGATCGGGCGGCCGTGAATCTTGACGCCCTCCTGCACAATCAGGGTGCCGGCCAGCGAGCGCTCCTGCTCCTGGGCCACGGCGTCCCACTCGAATTCATCCGTCCATTCGAGCTGCTCGCCAGCCAGGTCAGGGTTTTCGTCCAGCTGGATGCTGTCCAGCATCATGGCCATTTACAGACTCCTCAGCCCGGCATCCTCAAGGATGCTGAGCAGGTTGGTTTCGTCGCTGTCGTTTTGCAGCGCCACGTTCACGGCCTGGCCACGCGCCGATACCAGGCGGATGACTTTTGCCGGCTGCTGCGCTTGCGCGGGGGCAGGGCCGGCCTTGGCAGCCTCCTCTGTGCGCTTTTGCTGGGCTTCCTGCAGGCGCTTGTTGGCTGTGGCGGCCTCGATCTCATCCAGCGTTTGCAGCGCTTTGCGCAGGTTGCTGGCGGCAGCAGTGTCGCCAGCACTCTGCGCCTGAGCCTGCTGGCTCCGCAGCTCATCGCGGCGGCTGGCGAAGCGTGCACGCTCGATCTCCTCTTGGGTGCCCTGCAGTTGCAGCAGCTCCATTTGCAGGCTCTGCAGGGTGCCGCGCGTAGAGTCGCCGAGCTGCTCCATGCGCTGCTTGGCGGACTCCAGCGCGCTTTCCAGGCTGCTCAGGTCGGACTTATCGAGCAGGTTCAGGCTGTTGGTCGCGCCACCGGCACGGCGCACGAAGCTTTCGAGGGTGATGCTGCCGTCCTCGTAGCCTGCCATCAGCTGCTGCAGGCTGGCCTTTTGCGCCAGGTACTGCACCTGCACCCGCTGGCTCTGCACCTGGGTCTCTGTCATCCAGCGGCCGAAGCCACTCATGCCCACCGTGTTGGCCTGGGCCTGCAGCTTGCCCAGTTCCTCACGGGCACGCTCAAGCGACTTGGTGGTTGCATCCAAGTCGCTGGTATCCATCGACAGATCGACGGTGGCCACGCCGCGCAGTTTGTCGTATGCCGCCAGGGCTGCCGCACTGAGAGCCGCGAGCGGCTCACGGGCACGGGAGATTACGCCGCCGAAGAAGTCGGAGAAGGCGGACATGTCGCGCTTGGTGTCTTCGCCATCCTTGCGGTTTCGCTCCAGCGCCTCGCCGGATGCGCGGCGCTCTTCCTCCATGCGCTTGCCGGATTCGCGGCGCAGATCCTCGGAGGTCTTGATCGCCTTGCGGTCGGAATCGTTCTTTTCGTCCTGGGCTTTCTTGCCCTGCTCCACCGCGGACTTAAGTTCCTTCTGGCGGTCGCTGGTTTTCTTCAGCTCCTCGTTGTACTGCTTGGCGGTGATCTCTCCGTCACCATAGAGTTTGCGCAAGGCTGTGCGGATGGCGTTGATATCGACATCGGTCTTGGCGTTGCTAATAGCAGCTTGCACCTGGGCAAGGTCACCGAGCTTTTCGTCCAGGTCGGAGACCAGGTCGGCGGCACCGCCAGCGGCCGAGCCGAGCGCCTTGAGCTTGTCGCCCAACAAAGCAGTGGCCTGCTGATATTGCTCAAGGCTGAGCTTGCCGTCCTGGTAGGCCGTGAGCAGCGCCGCACGCAGGCCCTCGACCTGCTGCAACGCCTTGGCATTGCCGATCAGGTTGACCGCGTTGGCCATGTCAGTGATGGCTGTTTTGCCACTGGCAGCGGCGTCGACTATGCGCTGCTGATCAGCGATCAACTGATCTGCGTGCGCCTGGTTGAGCATGCGCTGCTGCTCAAGCGCGGTCTTAACCGCCGCGGTTTTCTCGGCCTCGGCAGCGGTTTGCTTCTTGGTGCTACCGTCCTTCTTCTCGTCGAGGAAGTCCCACGCGCGGCCAATCTGATCCAGATCGGTCTTGGCCTGGGCGGCATAGCCAGTGCTTAGGTCACCGAGGAAGTTGTACAGTCCCTCGGCCTTGGCCTTGATCTCGCTACCGCCGAAAAATCCAGCTATCTGCCCACCCGCAAGCAGCACCGACCCGAGCGTCAGCTGCACCGCTTTGGACAGTGCAGCCGCAGAACTGGTAACTAGGATGGAGAAGGTATTCCAAACCGTGGTCAGTGTGCCGGTTACGTACTGCCCGGCGGTCAGCGCCTGGTCAATCGCCGGGCCGACCTTCCTGGCCATATCACTGGCTTTCTCAGCCAGCCCGTTTAGATCAATTTCGCCCAGCTTTTCGATGTACTTCTCGATGGACTCGGCACCATTGACGAAGGTGTCCGACAACGACTGAGCCAGCTTGTCGAGCCGGCCGTCCTTGTCCATCTCGTCGATCTTGTCCGCTACTTCGCCCAGTTTCTGCTTGACGTAGTCCATCGCACCGGACTTGGAGATCCGGTCGAGGAAATCAGACCACACATCGCGCAGGTTGCTAACCCTGCCCGTCAGGGTGCTCATGTTCTCGGCAGCAGCACCCGTGGCGCTTTTGCCCATCTCATCGATGAGCGCCTTGATTACGTCGCGGCCCAGCCGGCCCTCAGTGGCCAGCTTGCTCAGCTGCGCAGCGTTCTTGCCGGTGATCTTTTCCAGCAGGCCCCATACCGGCACCCCGCGTTCTACCAGCTGCAGGATCTCCTCGGTCTGCAGCTTCTGCTTGGCATAGGCCTGGCCGAGCGCGGACGAAATACCCGTCAGCCGCTCCATGCCGCCGCCGAGCTGTTCGTTTTTATCAACTACGGCCTGCAGCGCACCGCCCATAGGGTCCAGCCCGTAGGACTTGAGCAGGGCAAAGGCGTTGGTAACGTCCGTGACTTCCAGCGGGGTGTTCTTGGCAAAGTCCCGAATCCAGGCGGTGGCCTGCTCACCGCCGGCAATGCTGCCCATCAGCGAAGCCATGCGCTTGTCGAGCAGCTCGAACTGGTCGCCGGTTCCTAGCATTGAGTAGATGCCGTCGCGCACCAGGTTTAGCCCGCGCTGCACCAAGCCGAAAGCGGCGTTCAGGGAGATATAGGCAGCGGCGAAGGCCAACACTTGGCGCGCACCACGCGACATAGCCTCCCGGCCAGCAGCAATACGGGAGTTGTGTTCAGCCACCGAACGACTCGCGGCGGCCTGCTCGCGCTGCAATGCCTTGAGCTGCTGGCTGTTTTCAGCCAGCGCACCCTTGGCCTTATCAACCTCAGCAGCTAGGCGCTTTTCTTCGTCGGCCAGGTTGCTGGTGTCGATGCCGGCTGCCTTGGCGGCCTTCTCCTGGTCGGCCAAGCTGACATTCAGCGCATCCAGTTGTCGCTGCATGCGCCGCGCTTCGCGCTCAGCATCCTTCAAGGACTGCTGCAGGCCCGCGGCCTCAGGTGCTTTGTTAAGGGCGTCGCGCAGCTCTTTAACCTGCAGGTCCGCCTGCACCAGCGAACGCTCTGCCTGCTCTGCGGCGCGCTGGGTGCTTTCCAGCCCCTTGGCTAACCCGCGAGCATCCTTGGCAGCATCGAGCGCCTTGCCCAGCGACTCGGCTTCGGCACTGACAACGGCCAACGCCTCGGCGCTCTTCTTGGCCGCAGGCGACAGCTCATCCTTGCCGCGGAGCACGAACTGGATCAGGCGCTCTTTGATGCTCATGCACTTTTCTCCGGGTATAAAAAAACCCGCCGGAGCGGGTTCTTTTAAAATTAACTGGGGTTACGGCGTACGCAAATAAGTTTGCATCAGCTCTTTAGCCTGATTCATTTCTCCAGCCGAGCGGATAATTGATCGCAACTCAGATTGGGCCATACCTACCTCTTCTGTAGTGAAGCTCGCCGCGCGTTCCATGGCCTGACTGTATACAGACCCTTCAATCATGTACGCCAATAAATCCATGCACTTATACGTAGTCTTTTCAACTTTTAGCGCCCAGTCACAATCTCTAGCCTTGATAACACCAATATCAACAACCGCTTTAATTCGCCGTAGCTGTTGTTGGTAATCGCCTGTCAAATCGAGCGGTTCCACATACTTATCAGCACTTGGACCAACCCGCTCATTCGCCGAATTATTCATTCCATTTACAGGCTTTATTTTCACTACTTCACCCGCCTGACCAGCTGGGCAAGCGCCTTGTGTAAACAACACCTTGCCGTCTGGAGAAATGCACTTATTAACCCCAGCAGCGGATGCGAGGTGCGACATCAATACCAACACCAGCACAGAAAAAAAGTAGTGCATGCAGAATCCCTCCCAATTGATTTAGAGAGGACTTTAGCCCAGGCCCGTATTAATTATCCAGCCGTGTGGGCCATCCCTGGCCCACAGCATCAAGCCGCTTTGTTGACGATCTGCATCTCGCAGAACTTGGAGATATCGTTGCTGATCACCAGCGGGTCGGCCAGCAGTTCGGCGTTGGCCTCCAGCTTGATGTATTCCTGGCCAAACACGTTGAGCTGGCTGATCAGGCCCAGCTTCGCGCGGCGCGGGCGCAGGCTGAACGGCTCGCCGGACTGGGCATCGTTGAGACCGGCGATGTAGAACTCCAGCTCCACCTGGCTGCCGTTGAGCAGCTGCAGGGCGTCGGCGGCCAGCTTAGTGTAGGTGGCTTTGATGCCTGCCACGGTGATCGCGCTGCTGCCAGTGACGATGATGCCGTGCGGGCTCAGCAGGTAGTCGGTGCCTGCGACCAGGGCCACATCCGCTGCCGTGGTAATCACCGGGGGAACAGTCAGGTCTGGCAGGTTCTTGAACGGGATCAGCTCCCCTTCAACACCGGCACAGGCCAGCACTTCGGCGCTAACCACGCCAGCAGCCACCGCAGTGACAGTAGCGCGCGTTACGCGGGCGACGTTGGTAGCAGTGAGGTCGTACATGCCGATGGCGGCCGTCACGTCGGTGACCACCTCGCGCACGTTGCGGTTACCGCCGCCGCCACGGTAGTTGGGCAGCTTGGTTTGGTTGGTGGTGAACGACAGGTTGAAGGTGTCGCAGTTGCCGATATCCAGCAGCGGGTCGGCGGATTGGTAGGCGCGGGCGTAGATGATGCCCTCGCCGGCGAAGGAACGGTCAATCTGGGCCATGTGGCTCTCCTCGGATTCGATGATGTCCGGGGAGGCATGGCGAGCAGAGTGGCCTGACGGCGGGTCTGTTCAGCGTGCCCGGTGGGCGATTTATTCGGGCTTGGCTTGCTCTTTGAGCCAGCTTTCCCAGGCGGTGACTGCCCCTTTTGCCAGGCGAATCAGCGCCTCATGCAGCTTGCGGGTGGCAGGGCTCATTGCTTGGCAGCCTCGGCCTTCGTGGCAGCCTCGGCCTTGGCCGGGGCGCTGAAGCCATGGGCCTCGGCGTGCGCGGCAACGGCCGGGGGCACGTCCTGCTCGCCCTTGGCGTAATGCTTTACGGTTGGGCCAATCGCGTAGTTGAACGGCTCGGTAACGGTGATCTTTGGCATTGCATGTTCCTCACTTGAAGGACTGAACGTAGGTGACCTGCATCGGCATGACATGAACGGCCCAGCGCCGGCCCTCGCCAGGTGGCATGGGGGTTTCCGTCTGGAAGCTGGCCAGCTGAACACCCTGCGCAACCAGGCCAGCCTTGGTGCCTGGCAGCGCCGCCTTGACGCCCAGCCGCGCAGCACGCAGCGGTGGGGCAAAGTCCCGGCGCTTGGTGATGACGGCGAGGGTCAGGGTCATGCGCTCGCGCACACCACCCGTTCCGGCGCGCTCGATCTCCTCGGTCGCACCGGGCTGGATGACGATGAAGTCATCCGGCAGGTTCTCGTCGGCGGAGTCGAGCACGCGCAGCACGCTGTCCTCGAACACCAGGCCGCCGAAGGAATCCACGGCAGCCAGGCGCGTGAGCAGCTCCGCAACGATGGCGGATTGCATGTCGATAGGCATGGTCAGGGCACCACGTAGAAGGTGATCAGGTGGCCGTCATCATCGGCAATGCCGTCGATGTGCCAGGTTTTGCCATCTGCGCCCCAATCCTCGGGGGCGAGGCGGAATGCAGCCGCGCGATCCAACGGCTGCAGCAAGTGGCGGCGCACGGTGATAGTCACCGCGCGGTCCACCATGCCGCTGACAACGTCCATGCGCTCGACGTCCTTGTCGAGAATCACCTCAAGGCCCTCGGCCAATACAGCACCGCTGGCGCTGAGGTAATCGGCGCTGCCGTCGTTGAGGCTGGCCATGATCGCGGCGTCCATGTCGTCGATCAGATCGGCGAAGCCGGCCATGGTTACTCTTCCTGCTGGTTCAGCAGATCACCAGCACCGCCCGTTGCGGGTGCTGGTGGCGGCGGGGCTGCACGCATCAAGGCCTGTGCCACCGGGCTGCGAATGGGTGCAATGGTGCCTGCCTTGACCAGCTGCGCACCAATCTCGGCGTTGGGCGGCGTGTACTCCTCGCCCTTCACGTACACCTTCTTGCCTTCCTGGATGCAACCGTCGATCACGAGATGAGCTTCAGGTTTCTTGGCCATATCACACCACCTTCGCGTAAATGAACGCGTCCGGCTCAAGCAGGCCAGCCAGTGGTGCAGCCTGCAGCTTCAGCCAGCGAGCGCTTGGCTCTTGGGTAACCCAGGACTTCGGGAAGCGCGCCGCTTCGACCAGGCCGCTCTCAATGGCTTCAAGATCCTGAATGGCACCGTAAAGCATGGCGTTACGGGTGTTGGTGGAGCCGAGGATCAGGCCACCTGCCGGAATCATCGGCTGCTCGTCACCCGCAGCGTCGAGGAACCATTCGTCGTAGCCGTAGAGGTCGAGGCCCGGGTCATTGAGGTAGCCGAGGTAGGTCACGCCATCCGGCAGCTCTTCCGGCTTGATGATGCCCATGTCCACCCGGCGGGTGTTGAGCTGCTTCATCACCATCTCGTCGCTCTGGAAGGCATCCAGCGCCTCACCGCTCAGCACGCCGGTGTTGGCAGTGCGCCCGGAGTCCTTGGCGATCTTGCGCTTCCACAAACGCATGTTGCCGATCGGGTCGGAGCCAGTGCCGCCCCATTGGCCGGTAGAAAGGGTGATCTTGTGATCGGAGGCCATCATGAAGTCGATGGTGTCGTCCACGCCCTCACCGATCACACGCACCTGGCCAGTGGTCAGCGCCTGGGCGCACATCCACTCTTCACGACGGGTGATCTGATCGTCCAGGTCAGCAATGTCCTTGCCAAGCTGTTCACCCGCCCGCTGCATCGGCGGCCGGGACGCATAGGGAGTCTCGCCAGCAGAGCGCTTGAGGATAAGGTCTGCCGTGGTTTCCATCTTCGGCTGGATGTACGGCGGCACATAGGTGTCGGTGCGGTAGCCTTCGCGGCTCACCAGGCTGCCAGGCAGGCGCGGGTGGACGAAGGGGGCCATCTTGCGCTGGCCCTTAACGATGTCGATGTCGACCGCCTTGGTGGCGAAGGTGCGCGGGGTATCACCATTGAAGAAGGTGGCCATCAGGAAGCGGCGCGCCAGCTTCATCTGCTCAACCGCGTCGAGCATAGTGCGGGTATCAAAAATATCCATCAGGTGTCGCTCCTATCAGCGGACGAACAGGGAAAGGGGACGCAGCGCAGCTTTCACGCCCGCCAGGGTGTGGCCTGCGCCAAGGGTCAGCGCGGTACCGAGTACCTCGCCGGTAAGACGCAGCACACCAGGTGCCGCACCAGCCGTGGTGTCGATGGCCTGGTCGAGCACAACCGAGGGCGTTTGCGAGCCATCGGCAGCCGCGCTGGCCGACAGCTTGTATTCGCCGCCCTCAGTGACTTGGCCGAGCACAGAGCCGGCGGCAAGCACTTGGCCGGCGGCGATGACTCCAGCCGCCTTGACGATGGGAAAGTCGCCGGCGCTGAGCTGCTCCGGGACATAGCTAGCGGTAGTTGGGTTCGGCATGACAGCCTCCTGTTAACGGCGGTTAGCGCCAGCGACGATGGCGCTGACTGCGGTTTTCTGGGCAGCGGCTTCGACATCCGACTGAGCAGCTGGGGTAGTGGTATTTGCGCCTTGGCTATCAACCTTGATGCCGGCCAGGCTGATGCCGCGATCCTGCGAGGCCTTGAACAGGGTCAGGGCAGTTGCCTCGACGCTGGAGCCGCCATCAATGGCCGCCTCGATTTCCTTCTCGAAGCCCTTGGCGGCCAGTTCGTTGATGCCCTTGATGCGGGCACGCTCGGCAGTAACAGCTTCTTCAGCGGCGGCGGTTTTGATGGCAGCGGTATCGACTTGCTCGATGGCGGCGATTTGGATGGTTTGCGGGTCAGTGCCTGCAGCGATGGCCGCGTGCAGCTCCGCCGTGGTTTTCACGATGGTCATGCTGAGTTTCCTCGGGGTTGCGGCCGACTTGGCCATTTCTGTGATTAGCGACTCAAGCGAACCGAGCCGGTGCGCCAGGCCTGATGCAACGGCTGCTGCACCAACTTTCAAGCCGCCGTGGTCGCCCATGGCTGGAACTTGATCGGGATTTACGCCCAGGTTGCGGGCGACCTTGGCGACGAAGACTTCGCCAAGGGCGTTGATGCTTTTGGCGACCTCGGCGCGGCCCTCCTCGGTTTCGAGGTCGGGACGCTTGTTGGGGGCGTTGCTACTGGTGATGGTGTAACGCTTCTCGCCATCCGCCGCCTTGCGCAGGGCCACTTCCACCACTACGCCAATGCTGCCAACCAGGGCGGTGTCATCAATCACCACCTCATCCGCTGCGCTTGCCAGCCAGTAAGCGCCACTTGCAAGGCTGCCACCGGCATAGGCCTTGATCGGCTTTTTGCCGCGGGCGGCAAAGATCATGTCGCCCAGCTCGTTGATGCCGTTGGCCTCACCGCCGGGGCTGTCCATATTGAGCAGGATGCCCTTGACCTGAGGGTTATCCAGGGCGGCCTGCAGGTCGGTCGCCAGCTCTTGGGTGCTGGTCGCACCGCTGATCCGCGTGAACAGATTGGCGTAGCGCATGATCGGACCGGTCACCGGGATGATGGCGATGCCATCACGCATGGACACCGCACGGGTGTTATCCAGCGGCCGGCCAAGCCGTGCTTCCAGCGCCTCGGGGTCCCCCTGCCGATCAGCGATGGCCATCAGGTTATCGAGGTCAGCAGGAAGCATCAGCCAAGGCCGCGAGGCGGCCAGCTCGAATGCACGTGACATGGGTTATTCCTCGTCGGGTTTTACTGGCTCAGCCTCAGGCGTTGCGCCTTTGGGCAGGGTGTAGAGGCCGTCCTGCCGGCGCTGGGTGACCTCGCGCACGCGCTGCCGGTAGACCTGCTGCCAGGGCTCGCCGGTCATTGCTGCGGTTTCCAGGGTTTCGTTGCTGATGCCGATATCGATACGCTTGCCAGCAGCGTTGGCTTCTTTCAGTTCGTCGATGGCACCGCGCGCAGGGCCGATCCACAGGGCCATGCAGTAGGCTTTGCGCTTGGCCGGGTCGGAATACCCCGGCAGGTCAATCAGCCCACGGGCAACGGCCTCGTCGATAATCAGCTCGCGGCTCGGCTGACAGAAATCGCACGTCAGCCACCAGCGGCGCAGGCTGTAGAAACGCCAGGCCTGCAGCATTGCAGCACGCGCGGCGCTGTAGCTGGTGTTGTAGTGCAGCAGCAGTTCCTCGAACGGCACCTCCAGTGCTGCGCCGATCTGCTTGACCACGGAGACGAAGAACGGGTCGAACTGCGCATTAGGTCGGGCCGGGTTGGCGATGTTGGCCTTTTCGCCTTTGCCCAAGTCGACAATCGCACCCTCGCCCAACTGGATATCGTCGCTGCCAGACGCGTCATCAGTGCTGTACCCATCAGAACCCTGGGCCAGCGCCGCCAACGTCATCTTTCCATCGTCAAAGCCTTCACTCTTCTCGATGAAGACGGTGAACATGGCGGAGATTACGGCGGCCATCAGCTCGGCACTGCTGTACCGCTCCAACTTCTGCAGCGGCTCAAGCACTGGTGCCAGGTACGGTGCGCCGCGCTTCTGGCCAGGGCGCTCTTTGTCAGCCATCACATGCATCACACGGCGGCGACCGGTGACGGGGCCGAAGACTTGCAGCGCCTGCCACTTGATGGTGACGCCACGGCCAAGCTCGTTGGGGTAACCGCTGCAAACGTGATACCGCTCCGGCGCGCCCAGGTCGTTGAACTCAACACCATCAACCAAGCGAGCGCTGTCGAGTATGTTGCTTGGGTTGCATACGCGATCGGTCTCGATCAATTGCAGACGCGTACTGAACAGGCAGCCAGGGCGCTCTTCATCGGGTGTGGCAATGAACACGTCACCACCCACCATGGCCGACACAAGCACCAATGCCTGCAGCTGGTAATGGTTGAGAGTTGCCTCGGCATCGCACTCGCGAGCATCGTCGGCATACAGCGACCAGAGCCGGTCCAGCTCGCCATTGAGCTTTTCGGCCCGGGCCTCATCAATGCCCAGCACTTCGTAATCAACCTGGGCGCGGCAAACCAGTCCGGTGCCGACCACGTTGGTACGGATGCGCATGATGGCCGCGCGGGCAATGAGGTGGTTGCGCATTGCATCGCGAGAGCGAGCCACCAGCATGTTGCGCTCATTGGTGTTGAGGTCTCGCCGAGGGCTACCCAGACCAGGTATCCAACTGGCCATGCTGCGCAGAATGCGCGAGGCACCCCGCCAGCGCGTTTCCACGCCACCGCCACCACCCTGGGCAACCACCTTGGTTTCGACCGCAGCAGCTTGCGCGAGCTTGATGGCTTCGCGCATCAGCAGCTCTTCTGGCTTCTTGCGGAAAAAACCCATGGTCAGATACTCGGGTAAGAAATACGGCTTCGGCCGCGGCCAAGTAAGGCCGCACTTTCGTTGGCAACCTCTTTGGCGACTTGGGCCTCCAGGATGCGCAGGCTGGCCAGCTCGGCCCGCTGCACTTCGCGGTCGCCGCGACGCACCCGCTGGCCTTTTTCGAGGATGGCCTTGATCGACGCTCTGACTTCCGCCAGGCGTTGTTGTGCTTCAGTCATGGGTTACCTCAGTGGCCGCCGCGACTGCGTACACCACGCCCACGGCCAGTGGCCCGACGCGGCACAGCAGAGACGGGCTGGTCGTTGTTGAACAGGGTGGGTTGCATCAGCTGCTGTTCGATCTGATCCCACTCGGGATCTCGCAGCAGATGCGTCTTCAAACTGCGGGCGGCATGCAGGGCATACACCTCACAGTCCAAGGCTTCGTTGCGCCGGCCGGCCTTCTTCTGCCAAACCATCTTGCTGGGGATGCGCGGGTGCGGTGCCAGCACTTCGTTGGTCAGTTGCTCGTAGTAGTCCGGACGAATCTCGGCATACCAGTGCATGCGGCCTGGGCCGGAACCCTTCAAGCGCAGCCGCGAGTCGATCAGGGTTTTAGCCTTGTGGGTGCCGACGATGTGAACACGCAGCCCGTACTTGGCAGCCTTGGTGTTGCTCTGGTTGGTGTCCTGCGACTGCGGCGGCTTGGAGTAGATTTCCCTGTCGCGGCTATCTACCGAAGCGCCCTTGATCGCGTGAATGTTGAAACGCTGGCGGTCACGGACGTAGGTGTAAACCGCGTCGTTGGTATTACCGTCCGAGCTGTCAATGCTGGCGGCGGAAACAACCAACTGGCAGCCATGCTCACTCTGGATAGGTGTGGCCAGAAGCTTGTCCAGTTCTGTCCATACACCATCATTTGGATCAATCGGGTTGCCTTCCAACTCACCCCAGTAAAGGCGCCACGATTCCTCGCCACGCCCCCACCCAGTAATGACCACAGCCAGTCGGTTACCTTGAACATCCACACCAGCAGTGATCAGCAGCACGCCCCTGGGCGCTGTCATCTGAGCATAGGGCTCGGCACGACGTTCCAATTCATCAGTTTTCGGCGCATCGCTCTGGTACTCATAGCTAGTACCTTTCGAGCTGTTGACGAAGGCAATCATCGGGCCGATGTTGCCGCGCTCGGCGGCATGCTCGGCCTGGAGTTTTTTCTCCATCAACACCTGAAAGCGCGAACCCCAGAACGTGGCGTAAAGCTCGTTGAGGTCGTAGCCGGCAATGCCGCGGAACTCAGCCGTAGCAACCCAGCGCCCGCGCTTGAGGTTGGCGTTCTTCTGGTTGTCGTCCCATATCGAGCCGCAGTGTGGGCAGCTGTAAAAGCTCGCCTCCGGCCGGCAATGGCCGTAAACCTCGTGCTTATACTCGGGGTCTTCATCGCAGTGCAGGTTGTCGAAGCTCAGCGCGTGCTCTTGCCCGCAGTCGTGGCAAGGCACCAGGCCACGGCGCTTATCAGAAAGCTCCATTTCGGCATCAATGGCCGAGAGCCCTTTGATTGTTGGGGTACCGCCGATGATGAGCTTCGAGCGGCGGAAGGTTTTCATCCGCTCTTTTGCGAGCTTTATGCTGTCGCCCTGCCCGCGCAGGTTGAGGTTACAGTCGTCAGGTTCCTCGACCGCCACGCGCGGAACCGGGGTGGACTTCACACTGGCCGGGCTGTTCGAGCCGACCATCTTGAGGAAGCCACCGGGAAACTTCTTGAAGTCCTGCCGCTGCTGCAGCTTGCGGCTGCGCAGGTCGACCTTCTTCCGCAGGCGTGGCGTGGCCTCAATCATCGGCTCCAGCTTCTCGCCAACGTACTGCTTTACCGATTCGGCCTTGGGGAACAGGATCAGGATCGGTGAAGGGTCGATGTCGATCCACTTGCACAGCGCGTTGCCCAGTACGCCAGATGTCCACGCTACCTGTGCCGATTTGCGGCAGACCACCTCGGAAACGTTAGGATCATCCAGCGCTTCCAGCGGGCCACCGGGCCAGGTCAGGTGCGGCGTGACATCGAAGCGGTACTTACCGGGGCGCGCTGCCTCTTCGGGGGCAAGCCAGCGGTACTTGGCCGCCCACTCGATGATCGACATGCGCGGCGGCGGGGCCCATTTGCGGAAGGCTTGCCGCAGCGCCTTGGTGGCGCTATTCCTCAGCTTCCTCCGGATCGTCCGGTTCGTCAGAATCCCCGTCTGACGGGTCATCGTCATCAGGGTCATAGTTTGATAGCTCTATCAGAATGGCCTCTAGGGGCTCGCGGATCAGCTGGTCATCAACGTCAATGCCGTAACGCGCCGATAGCACGCTGGCCAGGTTCTCAGGGAAGGTGTTGAGCAACTCAACCTTGGCAGCGGTAATCGCCGCTTCGAAGCGTTCAAGCAGATCAGCAGCGAACACCACCTCTTCCAGGTCTTTCGCCAGGGCTAGTTCTTCCCGGTCACCCTTGATGCGGTCAAGGCGGTCACGCACGCTCTCTTTCTCGCCGCGCTGTTGTGCAATCTGCACCAGCCATTCGATAACGGCCTGGGTGTCGTACTCGTTTTCATTGCCGCGCCCCACACCAGTCTCAAGCACCGGCATACCGCTGTTCTGCCAGCGGCTGAGGGTGCGTTCATCACGCCCGACAATCTCACTCAGCTGAGCCTTGCTAACTCGCTGACCCATAGCCAACCCCACTAAAGACGGACATCCCTGGCCAGATTTCAGCTAGAGAGAAAACATGGCTTGAATTACCCGTATAGGGTGGCGGGGCCCAGGGAGGACCCAAAAAGTGGGGCCCCGCCCTCACCCGACAAAACCGCTTGTGGCACGCCACTGGCACCGCCTACCGCCGCCGGCTGGCCAGCTTCGGCAGACGACCTGACAGCGCATCGGCGATGGCCTTGTCGATGTTTGCTTCGAGCTGTCCATCGTTCTCGGCAGCGCGCCTGGCCACGTCATGGAACTTGAAGCGCTCGCGGTACTGAGGCTGGCGCACGAAGGCAAGCACCATCACCACGTTCTTACCGCGTCGCTCAGCAATCCCGATGGGCGTCTTGCCGCGCTTCAGCACGAAGAACGCCAGCGCGTGCCCTTTGCGCAGCGAGCGCCGGCTATCCGTCGCGGCATTGTCCGAGCCGGACAGCTTCATCGCCTTGAGGCCAGACAGGATCTGCATCAGATGACCGCGCTGGATATTCCCATAGCCGTCCAGCCGCGCACCGGCAGCAGGAACAACGAAACGGCCAGCAGGCAGAATCCCAGATTCACGCAGGTAACCCTCACTGCGCCGTTGAATGCGCTCGCCCCCTTCAACCTGAGGCATCAGATAGTCCTCGGCACTAAACGGGTTCTTACCGCCTGATACGTCCTGGACCCAAAGCGCCGCCTCAGGTGCTGCCGAAGGCTTGGCATGCAGGATGCGCACCGAGTTCAGCGTCCAAGGCGTAGGCCGATCAAACACGCTGGCCATTTCCACCTGTAAAGCCTTCCGGCCCTGGTTGGCGGTATGGTTCAGCGCATCGGCCAGAGCCCGCGGGGCCAAGCCATCACCCAATCGGGCGAGCGCGGCCAGTGCATCGTCCAGACCATCAGCAGTGATAGACCCTCTCATACACGCCGGCTCGCCCGCCGATCCTGCCAATCCAGCTGGATAATCCGCGCCACGTTTCCGCGCGCCCGATACACCAGCAGCAGCACGTCACCCAAGACGATCAGCAGGAATGGGGATATCGACGGCAATGCCTGCCGACCGAACACTGCCAGGCAAACCGACAGCGCATAGCAACCCGTACCCACAGCCAGCACCCAGGCCAGCAGCGATACGCCAGGCCGATAGCGCGCCGGCCCACGCTGGTACGACACAATGCGCAGGCAGATAGCCCCACACATCACCGCCGCCGCCAGAGTCCAAGGGTCAACCATTGCGGCCTCCCGATGCGCCAAAGGCTGCGCGCACCACGTTAATCACATAGCCCAGCCACCCTGGCAACTTGCCGCCCTGAATCCATTCCAGCAGGCTCACGCAAATCACCACGGTAAACAGCGCCCCGAAGAACGCCACCAAGCCAGAGGTCTTGGCCCAGGCCTGGCCGATGACTTCACCCGCCACGTAGTAGCCAACAATCCAGCTCGCCACGAAGTAGCCGAGGCGTTCCCACGCCGACCGATCCTTGGCAAACACCATGAAGAACAGCGCACCGGCAAACGCACCGATCACCGCATTGGTATCCACACCCGGCACCAGGCTCGCTGTGGTCAGCCCAACCACACCGCCAGCAGCAACCAACGCGGTAGTGGCATCAGCCATAGCAAAACTCCCAGGCCGGAATGAAAAAGCCCCGCCGAGTGGCGAGGCCTTTGAAGAGATGCCCCTTTCGGGGCGGTGACCGGAGCAGGGACCGGTCGGGGTGCACAGCACGTGCGAGGTGTTTGTTGCTGACGCAGCAATCAAACCTGGCTGCTTTGTACCCCTTGACATGCAACGCCAGCAACCGGGAAAAATCAGCACCGTGTGCGAACCCTGCGCGAACCGATAACGAACAGGGTTGAACCCTGTTCACGACAACACGCGCCGACGAACGGTAGTTAGGACGCATCCTTCAGCAACCACCGCGCCACTCGCCGCTCCAGCACCCGCTGCTCAACCCGCGACACCTTAGCCGCCTGGCGCACCCGCTCAACCCGCGCCACATTGGCCGGCAACTGCTGCTCAGCCTGGCCTAACCCAGCGACCACGCCTGGCAGCACCTCAGCCAGGGCAACGTGCAGCGCATCCACCCGGGTGCGATACGTGCGCACCGACACGCCCAACCGCCTCGCCTGCTCCACCACCAGCAGCGGCCGGGGCTGGCAGTAACGCACCAGCGCCAGCTGCACCATTGTGCGGCCAACTGTGCCCAGGCCCGGCGGCACATCCAAAGCCAAGCCATGCAGGGCTTTGTCCACCGCCTGCGCCGCACGGCTCATCGCAACCCAGCACTCCACCGTCGACAAACACCGGCTGCCGCCCTGCCCGCTTGGCGCGTCCTCATCCATCCGGCCAAGCGGTGAGGCAATGCTCACATCGATAGCAGGGCTCACCGCCTCACGGCCCCAGGCGCAAAGCAGCACCTCAATTGCCTTAATCATCGCAACACCCCCGCTATCAACAGCAACCCAACACAAAACGGCCAACCCAACACAAACCCAACACACTTAAAACCCTTATAAATCAACATCTTCAAGATATCTGCGTTGGGTGTGTTGGGTGTGTTGGGTTTTTCAGTCCTCGCGTAGAGTTTTTTTATCCGTTGCGCTGTTGTTTCTTCGGTTCCTTCGCAAATGCATGCGCATGCGTGCGCGCGCGTACAAACCCAACACACCCAACACACACCAAGCAAAGCCCCGCCATTGACGGCCTGAACCTGTGTCGGGTTGGCAAAACCTACCCAACACAACCCAGCACAACCCAACACACTTTTAGCCGCATTCATGCTGCCACCGCCTTGACGTGATCCCACGCGCCAACGTTCCAGCCCGCAGCACGCGCCGAGTCGCGCCACTTTTCGACCATCCTGCCCAACTGGGCTGCATTCAAGGATGGGGCCGGGGAAGGCTCAAGGTCAGCCGGGAAGAAGAACGCCCCAAAGCGCCGGCTAGTGCCCTCGTTCCAGGGAATGCTGCGCGTCTTCTCAACCTCCGCACTCACAAACAGGCTGAACTTCGTGTGGCTCAGCGCATGTTCCTTGTTGCGCTGGCACCACTCGGTAAACAACGCATACAGATCAGTGCTCAAGCAGCCGCCCCATAAACAAGGGCCCAGCTCGCCCACCCTCCACAAATGCACAAAGGTCTGCCAAGCCGCCCGGCTCAGCGCCACCAGCCGCTCCCGCGCATCAGTCTTCGGCGGCCTGGTGCGCTGGTCGAACTCGCCCAGGTCAACCGCCAGCAGCCAGCCATACAGCGCCGCCACCCCGCCATTACGCAACTCCGCACCTATGGCCTTCTGCCGTTCGGCCGGCAGCGTCTCGAGCGGCCACATCACCAGCATCCGCCGGTCACTCTCACTGATAGGCCACGGCAGGATTTCGTTCGAAAGAAACACCGCATTCATATGGTTGGCTTCCTCCCAACCATTGATGAATTTGCTCTCCATCCGCACCGTCTTGCCCGTGATCAGATGCTTGATCTTGCCCACCTGGTTGTAACGCTGGTCACGGCTCACAACCTCCTCGAACACCGACCATAGCTTGCGGCTCTGCCACGCGTTGAAGTTGCTCTCCAGCTGCGTCTGCCCAACCGTTGCCGCGTACTGGCCGTAAAGCGCGCCCAGCGCATCCGCAAACAGCAGGCTCTTACCCGAGCCCTCCATAATCGAATGCATCAGCACCGCGGTATCCATCTTCGCGCCCGGGTGCTGCAACGGGTACGCCAACCAGCGCACCAACCAATCCCGCGACGCCTCATCATGGTTGCAGAGGAAGCTGATCAGCCACACCAGGTTCTCGCAGGCAGCGTCATCGCGCACCGGCTCGAGGGGCAGGCCGTCATAGGTGTTGATGTAAACGCTGGGGTCTTTCGTCATCGTCGGATCGAAAACAATGTGGTCAACATCCACCACCCGCCGTTCGGCGCTGTTCAGCCACAGCGCATAGGCATCGCCCAGCGCCATCTTTACCGCGCCCTCGGGCACGCGCCGCTTCTTCTGTCGGTCCCACACATCCTTGGTCCCATCGATATACACATACCGCTCAACCGGCGGCATGCCCAACGCCCCGCCCTTCTTGCCGGTCAGGCGCTTGGCCTGCTGGATATCGCGCACCTGGTCGGCGCTCACCGTCCGCCGCGTGTCATCGATCAACGCCAGCCATTCCTTCGCCAGTGGCTTACCCACCAGGGCCTCAAACGCCGCCTTCTTCATCAGCAGGCCTTTATCGATATCCCACACCTGCGTAGTGCCTTCCACCAACGCATAGCGCCTTACCACCTGGGCAAGCGTCAGCGCCTCCCCCGCCCCCCCGGTAGTGCTGGCCGCGGAATTTTCGGCGGCGCAGTCATCAGATGGGGCGCGGGGAAGATCACCAGAGATAAGAGCGTCAAGCTCCTCGAGCGCTACCCGCATATCAGACTTAGGCTTGCCCGTCGGCTCCAGCAGCAAAGCCGCCAGCAACTGCTCGCGCACTGCGTCCAGCCCCTGGGCAACATGCATGTCATTCCAATCCTTGCCATCAGCCCCCTGCGGAAATACCGCCACGCCAGCGCACTGCTGCGCTGCCTGCTCGGCTTTGGTCCGGCCTGGGTTGCCTGGCTTGGTCGGGTCATCATCACCACACAGCACCAACCGCGCTGCCGGATAAAGCCCGCGCAACGCAGCGGCAACCTTCGGCAAGTTGCCCGAATCAATACCCGCCACCATCGCCCAGCCCGTTGCCATCTGGCAGCTCGCCGCCGTGGCATAGCCCTCGGCCAGGCCAATCACCCCAACCTGGGCTAGCTCTGCATCACTCAACCGAGCCAGCACATGAAAACAGCCGCTTTTGCGGCCGTACTTCGGGAACAGCTTCTTGCCGGTGCTGCTCACCTGCTGCAGGCTGTGCAGCCGCCCGGCCTCATCGAGCAGGGGCATAACCATATCGCCGCGGCGCAACACCAGCATCGACAAATGCGCCGGGCGCGGGCTGGGCACACTCTTCAAATACCGCTGCGCATCCTCACCCACCCACAGCTGACAGCGCTCGGCCTGGTCATCAATCTCCAGCACAACCGTGTGGCGCATAAAGCCAATACCAAAAGCGCCCACCTGTTTTTTATCCAGGTAGGCGCTCTTGCCTTCGGTCGTAGTGTGCTGCGCCCAAATAACCGCGCACTCAGTGGCAACCTTGGCCCGCATGCGCTCGAGCAACGCTTCGTCGGCCTCTACTTCAGCCTGCCTGGCAATGCGCCTGGCTTCGTGCTCACGGGCAAAGCGCCGCTTATCCTCGGCAGACAGCTCGGTTTTATCCGGCGTCCAACCGTTATCCATCGCCAGCTTAATCACCGTGCCCAGCCCGGTACCGGCCTTGCGAAAGCTCTTCCACACCGCCTTCGCATCACTCAGCTTGTACCCGGTACCGGACTGGCTCCAGGTGTCCCAAGCATCCCAACCGCTGGTACCAAACTCGGCCTTGATGCCCATACCAACCTGCACCCAGATTTCGCGGTCCGTCGCCGGGATGAAGCGCAGTAGTACCCGCAGGTCTTCAAGTGAAACAGAGATCTGCTCAGCCACGTTTCAACTCCCGCAACTGCTGGCAATCAATGCAGCACTGGCAACCCAGTACCGCAACGCGGCGCGCCGCAGGTATTGCCTCACCGCAGCTGTCACACCACTCGGCGCTGGTGGCCTGGCCACCCGCGCGGCGCTGGTGTTGCGCCAGGGCCTGCTGCAGCAGGTGCTCGGCATGGTCGTTGGCGTTATCAATGATGTCAGCCATGGGTGCGGCCCTCCATCGCCTGGCGCGCGCCGGCCATAATGCCCAGCAGCTTGCCGATCAACTCATAACCATGCGCCTCCAGCTCAGCCACCTCGGCACGCTCCCAGCGGCTGTCGGCGGCACCGCTGGCCAAGCTGGCAACAAACTCACCCTCTTTCGCCAGCAGCACGCCCAGCGCCTGCATCGCATCGCGCGTGGCCGGTACCGGCACCGGCTGATAACTCACCACCCCATACACCTGCTCGAACCAGGCACGCACGGCCGGGCCACGCACAAGCTCTACAACGCGCGAGAGGTCGTCTGGTCTCAAATGGTGGTCAGGGTAGGCACCCGAAAGGCGCTTTTGAAACGGGCCATACGGCTCGCCAAGGATCGCGCAAACGGCCTTATGGCCGCCACGGAACTCCCGGCAATCATTGTCGATTGCCACATCCAGCGGCACCGAAGGGCCGCCCGTATCTACATCGTGCAAATGCGTCATGGTAGTAAATCCTGCCAACTACCATAGCCATGGGCAGGGCTGCGCCCTATCCTATGTCTACAGCAGCCGCCAAACCCCTGATACGTGCTGTGTCCCTGGGGTGAGGCGTTGTTGAGGAAATCAGGGGTGGTACCCGTTTTCCGGACCGCCGCGACCAGGGCTGAATCTTTTGCGAGTGAACGCCCTGTGTCCCGGCCTCTATTGCACCTGCCGCCGAGGCGTCAGGTTTGTTGCTCTTGGGCTACTTGCCCTGCGCCGGCCCGATGGCGCTGGTAAGGCTCTCGGGCCGGCCCGCTGCTACTTTTATCTGCTGTGACCGCAGCGGGTGTTGCTCTATCAAGGAACGATCGTAATGCCTTCAACCGCCCCCGCTGTCCTGCGGCCCGCTCACGCCGGCCTCTACCTCCCCCCGCAAGCCTTGCACCACACCGAGCAAGGTAATCAACATCTGCTCGGCCAGCGCCAGGCGCTGTTCCAGGCTGAGCGCCGCAGCGTCAACCTGTTCAACCATTGCAGCCGGCCCGCCCCTGTGCATCCAGCTCAGGCCGCTTGCTTTGATGCCGCGCTGCCAGGCTGGCCGCGCAGGTACTGCCAATCGATATCAGGGCGCAGCGCTTCACAGGTAACAGCAGCCATCGTTTCTCGATCAATGCAAACAGCCAGGCCAGCGCTCGCCCTTCGATTGCCATAGGCAACCTGTTTGATCTGCCCAACTGATGTTTGGCAGCGCGCCGCCAAGCTCTCTAGGGCCTCCTTATCAAGATCCTTAATGTATGCATGCAAATTCATATGCACCTCCAGTTGCGCCGAGATTAGCAACTGCTAACCGCTACCGCAATAGCAAAGCGTAATTTACTGTTTGCTAACTGGAGGCCACCATTCGGCTATGGACATAAACCAGCTACGCATAGATGCCTTGAAACGCCTGATCGGCGGCCGAAAGACGAAAGACTTCGCCGATCAGCACGACCTCGACGCTTCTTATCTATCCCAGTTGCTCAACGGCCACAGGCCCATGGGCGAGAAAGCGGCGCGCAACCTAGAAGCAAAAGCAGGCCTGCCTGCCGGCTATCTAACAGCCCCATCAGCGGCTGGCGAACTAGCTACCCATGCAATTGCAGAAACCAGGCTAGAGCCAGGCCCCGACCTGACCCGTCCATTCAACCGGACAAAAATTCTAGGGATAGCTCAATTGGGCCCAGAAGGATATTGGGATGCCCTGGCCGTCGCAGACGGCTGGCTCGATGTACCCACCACAGATCCGGACGCCTATTCTCTGCGCGTGAAAGGCGACTCTATGGCCCCAGCCATCCGCAGCGGCTGGGTGGTGTGGTGCGAGCCCAACCACCAGCTAATCCCCGGTGAGTACGTGATGGTGCGCTGCGTAGATGGCCAGAGCATGGTCAAGGAACTGCTCTACGAGAACGCCGAAGAAGTCAGCCTGATGGCCGTGAACGATGGCTATGGCCGGCTGACTATTACCCGCAGCGATATCGAACAGATCCACTACGTGGGCGGCATCGTGCCACCCAGCAAGATCAAGTACTAAAGGCTGAGCAAAATGGACGACAGCAAGAGGCTGGAAAAAATACTAGCCGGGATAATCAAGCTTGGGATATCCCAGACTAAGGCCATAATGCACATCACCGCAGCCGTAGACGGCACGCCGAGCGCCAGCCCGGAGCTGAGGAAGGAGGTAGCTCTGGCCAGGGCAGAAATCGACAACATGATTGAATCAATCGACCGCCTAGCAAAACAGTATTCCGGCGAAGGTGACGCCAATGAGTGAGAATGTTGACCTGCGCTTACTCCAGCGCCAAGTGGTCGAACTTAAGGCCGAAAGTGACAGACTAAAGAAAGGCAGTGATACTGGTAACGGTAACCCACCTGGAGGTGACAACGTGGAAGCCCGCGTAGCCCGGCTAGAAACACATATCGAATACATTCGCCGCGACCTTGATGAGGTAATGGTGGATGTAAAATCGATCAAGAGCCGCTTGGCATACCTGGCAGGCGCAGGCTTTGTTCTGCTCGCCATTTTTGCCTGGGTGGCTAACAACCGCTTCGATCAAGTGCTCGACCTACTCGCCAAGTAAACCGAAAAATTCAAGAACCCCGCCAAACGCGGGGTTTTTATTGCCCGCCTAACAATTATTTAGCATCTGCTATTGCATAAATAATTAGCGCTTGCTAATTTGCATCCGTACCCCTCACCAAGGTCACGGAGCAACCCATGGACACAGCACAGCACGCAACACCCCGCTGCCCGGTGTATCTGCACCCGGCATCCGCCTCTAACCCTGCCACAGTTCGCAGCATCCAGCAGGCCACCGGCCAGCTGGTGGTCATCACCTGCGGCCGCACCCTACTCAAGCCAGCAACCACCCCCGCCGATCCGTTCGGCCCCCGGGATGGAGGGGCGGCAGCATGAGCGGCTACGCAATCCATCTCGCCAAGCAAGAGCTGCTCAACCATATGCTGCAAGTGGGTGGCAGAGCCGCCGTGCACCTGCACAGCCCGGAGCAGGTGATTGAGGCCTCGTTCGAAATCGAACTGACCGACACCCACGCCCGCTGCACTGTTGAGCTGGGCGGCCACACCGGCCAGCTCACCCTGCGCCGCACCGACCGCGCCAACCACCTGCACCTGCGCGATTTCATCCAGGACATGGCCAACGGCCGGCACGAAAACGCAGCCCTGGCCCCGGCCCATGCCACAACCGCAGGGCCGGCGGAAAAGCCCGCTCTGTGCGACGAAGATGAAAGCACCCTGCGCCTTATCTGCCGCCACGGCGGTGGCCGCAAGCTGGCGTGCCAGGCGCAGGTCAGCGTGCATATCGCCGGCAGCTACCATGCGCTGCTGAGCCTGGACAGCGCCACTGAACACCTGACGGCAGCCAGCGCTGGCTTGCTCTACGCCTGCCTGGCAGGCCGCATCGAGCATCTGCTCGAGCACGCCTGAGGCCACGCCCATGAACCGCGACCTCAACCAGGCTGCCGCCGTGCTCGGAATTGGCCCGCGCAAGCTGCGCGACCAGCTGCGCGAGCGCGGCATCATCAACCACCAGGGCGAGCTGGCGTGCCGCTACCGCGACAAAGGCCACCTCTACACCGAGACCCGCAGCCGCTGGAACAAAGCCATCAACGGCTGGAGCCACTACGGCGCGGTCATGGTCACCGAGGCCGGCATTGCCTGGCTGGCCGAGCAGCTCGCCAAGCCCGTTGTAAAGAAGGATGCCGCCGCATGACCAGCCCTGCCAACCACGCCATCGGCGCGCTCAAACTGGCCGCGCTGAACATCGACCACCCCGGCGTTGTTACCCGCACGATCGTGCAAAACGCCTGCGTGGAAGCCATCGGCCGCCTGCAAAGCAACCTGCCGCACGCGGATGACTTGGTGCGCCTCTACACCCAGCTGCTGAACGTAACCCCGGCGGGCTATCTGCCGCACGTCACGCTCACGCATACCGCCCCCGCGCACTTCGGCTGCGTGATTACCGACGCCGCCGGCAACGTGGTCGACCGCCAAGTGGGCAAAACCACCGAGGGCATTGCCGAGATCATCCGCCTGCGCTTCACGCGCCCCAACGCGGAGGCCACACCGTGAGAACCACCCTCGATCAGCTGCGCGAGCAGTACGCCAGCAGCTACATCAGCGCCGAGCAGCTGCTGGCCGACCACCTGCCGCACATCGGCAGCGTGAACCACCTGCGCCGCAAGATCCGCGCCGGGCACCTCGACATCAAGCTGCAGCAGATAGACCCAAGCTCCAACCGCAGCCCCTGGATCATCTACCTGACCAACCTAGCCGACTGGCTAGACAAACAAGCCGCCGCATCCGCAGCGGCCTAACCGGCCCCACCAGGGCCAACCGCAAAGAGGCACAGCACATGAAAGCAACCGACATCACTGAGTTTCTCAACTCTTGCAACAGCGGCGTGTTTGCCGCCCAGGTAGGCCGCGCCCTGTCCGATGTGGCCGCTGGCGTGATCGACCACGGCAAAAAAGGCAAGGTCGTACTCACCTTCGAGCTGAGCCAAATCGGCGAAAGCAACCAGGTGAAGATCAACCACAAGCTGGACTTCGCCCAGCCCACCAAACGCGGCACCAAGCGCGAAGACACCGCGGTGGATACGCCCATGTACGTCGGCCCCAACGGCATCGAGCTGTTCCAGAACGACCCCACGGCCCAGCTGTTCAACAAGCAGGACACCCCGGTGCGGGCCCAAGAGGTTTAACCGCCCCGCTCGCCCGCAAACCAAGCCACCCATCAAAAGGAAGCATCCATGTCATTGAACAAAGACACCCTCGAACTGATCATCGCCAACGCCGTAGCGCTGGGCGGCACAGTGTCGACGGATACCCCCACCGCCGCCCTGCCGGACAACATCAAACTGCACAACCTGGAGAAGCTCCAGGCGATGCGCTCGCGCTTTCGCGGGGCACTGAACACCAACAGCCTGACCGACTTCGCCAACTACGTGACTAACCGCAACGGCAAGGCCGCAAAGGGCTTCATCGATCAGGACGCCATGGCCTGCTCGGTGTTCTTCAACTTGGGCGACGAAACCGCACCCGGCCACGCCGACGACACCGCCACCCTCAAGCTCAAGCCAACCGCCGCCTATACCGCCCTTTGCCAACTGGCTGGCAAAAAATTGACCCAGAAAGAACTGGCCGAGTGGATGGAAGACTGGCGCGCCAACATCACCGCTGTCGACCCAGCCGACAACACCATGAGCATCGTTCAGGCCATCGCCGCGGTGCGCAACATCACCATCAAGGCCAGCGCCGAGCGCACCACTGTACAGGGCAACTTCAGCGCCAACACCAGCGCCATGGATGCCATCGAAGCCGCCAGCCAGGACACCCTGCCGGCCAAGCTGCACTTCAACATCGTGCCCTACGAGGGCCTCGGCCAGCGCGTGTTCACCCTGGCTCTGAGCGTACTCACCGGTGAAGACAAGCCCGTGCTCAAGCCGCGCTGGGTAGGTGAAGAGCTGCAGCGCGAAGAAATCGCCAAGGAGTTCAAAACCGTGCTCGCCAAAGAAGTCGGCGGCAGCGCCACCCTGTTGCTGGGCAGCTTCAACGCTGGCAGCTAACCACCACCCACACCTGCCGGCCTAACCACCCGGCAGCAACCAAGAGGCACAGCACATGACCGCTTCCGCTACCTACCTCGATAGTTTCAGCATCAACATCATCTTTATCGCACTGTTCGTCTGCTCGATCGCCGCGCTGATTGCCTACCGCGTAGGGCTCAGCACTGGTGCCCAGGCACAGCAGCAGCGCGACAAAGTCACCAGCAACCTGCAGGCCCGCAATCTGCGCGAAGCCCACAAAGCCACAGAGCTGATGCGCACCCGCCTCACCGCGCTACAGGTCAAGCAGCAACACCACCAGGCGCAGCTCGAAGCCATCATGCAAGACGCCGATACCCGCATCGCCATCTACGCCAGGCGCGCCAACCCATTCAGCCATGATGACCGCATCACCCTGCAAGCCGCCGCCAACCAGCTGGATCTGGCCGCCAACACCTACTCCGGCCTACTGCTCGGTGATCAGGTGCGGTTCGCCCGCCAAATGCAGCAGCGCGTACTCAATCTGGTGGAACAGCTGGATGCAGCCCTGAAGGCTCAAGCCCAACAAGTGAACAGCCCGGATGACGAGACGGCCGCTGCAAAGGAAGTTGCGTAATGGACGCCGCCACCGCTACACCCAACGACCTGCTGCGCACCCGCGCAGCACACATGGACAACCTGCAACGCCTGCGGCGTTACCTGCCAATCCTCAAGCCGCAGGCCGCAGCGCGCGCAGAAAACACCATGGCCAACCTCATGCAGCAGGTCTACGTCATCGACGAGCAGCTGCGCATCAAAGGCAAGCAACCTGCCCAGTGGGGTGAAGCATGACCTGGATACTCACCCGCTCCGGCAAGCGCATGGATCTGTTCGATCCAAAGCCAGCAATGGTCGACCCGGCCGATATCGCCCACGCCCTCAGCATGCTCTGCCGCTTCAACGGCCACACCAGCAGCTTCTACTCGGTCGCTCAGCACAGTTGCATCGTCGCCGACCTAGTACCGCACGAACTGGCGCTGACAGCACTGCTGCACGACGCCACCGAGGCCTATGTGGGCGACATGGTGCGCCCGCTCAAGCAGCACCCGAGCATGCACGACTACCGCGAGATCGAGTACGGCGTCTGGATAGCCATCTGCGACCGTTTCGCCATCGACTACACGCTGCCCCAGGCCGTGCACGAGGCGGACATGATTGCCTTGGCCACCGAGCGCCGCGACCTGATGCCCGACCACCCCGAAGTATGGGAATGCCTGCGAGGCGTTGAGCCGCGGCCTGAGCCAATCAAGCCCCTGCCACCAAGCGAAGCATCGATTCACTACTTCAACCGTTTGCTGCAACTGATGGCTACCACCCATCGCGGCGCAGCAGCCTAAACCACCCCAAAACCAAGAGGCACAGCACATGACCACTATCAACCGCACCACTCTCCCCGCCATCGGCAGCCCCTTCGAGGGCGGCTTCTACATGGGGCTCTACCTGCTCGCCGGCCAGCTGCAGGCGCTGATCCGCGCACCGGCCGCAGAAGGCTTCAATGCCCCGCAACCCTGGGGCCAATGCGGCACCATGATTGCCGGTGCTAACAGCTTCAACGATGGCCAGGCCAACACACGCGCCATGGCCGAGGCCGAATGCCCACACGCCACCTGGGCGCTGAGCCTGTCGATAGGCGGCCATCAGGACTGGTTCATCCCATCCCGCGACGAAACCGAAATCGTCTACCGCGTTTGCAAGCCAACAACTGAAGAGAACTACTGCAGCTTCCGCGACGGCGACAACCCCAGCAGCGTTCCGGCTGGCTACCCCTACACAGCAGAGTCACCGGCCCAGAGCAGCATCGCAGCCTTCTGCCAGGGCGGCGCAGAAGCGCTGGAGGATTGCAGCTACTGGACCAGCACGCAGAACGGCCCGTACGGCGCGTGGATTCAGTACTTCGACGGTGGCACCCAGAACGGCGTAGGCAAGGTCAACGCCCGGCCCGCTTTCGCCGTCCGCAGAATCACCGTCACCCCTTAACCACTTCCAGGCTTTACCGCCGCGCGCGCAGCGCGCGTTCGGCTCCAAATTTTGAGGACATGACCATGCAACAGATCACCCTGGAAGTAGGCGGCACCACGCTCCGCACCCAAAACGCCCTGCTCGCACGCCACGTGCTCGAGCAGGAAGCGGGCCTGGCGATGGTCGGCACCGCGTTCATCACCGGCGAACTCACCAGCACCCTGACACCGCCCGCCATCGGGCAGCACTGGCACGGCCAGGGCGGCACCTATGTCGGCGTGATGCGCGGCGTTGACGGCCAGCCGGACTACCACCTGATCGCCCCCAAGCACGCGCAAATCGCCGAAATCACCTACGGCGCACGCGGTAAGAAGATCGAGGGTGCTGGCTGCGCGCGTGACGGTTTGGCCAACACCAGCGCCCTGCTCGCCTCCGGCACCGAACACCCAGCGGCGCAGTGGGCAGCCGACCAAGAAGCCGACGGCCACCGCGACCTGTACCTCCCCGCCCGCGCCGAGGCGTTCCTCTGCTGGGCCAACATACCCGAGCAGTTCACAGACAAAGGCTGGCGGCTCACCAGCACGCAGGGCGGCCCGTACGACGCGTGGGTTCAGCACTTCGGCGATGGCTACCAGTACGGCGGAGTCAAGGTCACCGCCCGGCCCGCTTTCGCCGTCCGCAGAATCCTTATCACTTCACCAATTTAAGCCCTTAACACCGCGCGCGTAGCGCGCGGTTAGCGAGTTTTCTCAGCATGGCCATAGCCCAACACCTGCCGATCTATAAGCGCTCTGGCGACCTCGCCAAGCTCGTGGCGGACCTTGTTAAAAACTGGAGGCGCGACTTTAAACGCACCCTCGGTGACAAGGTGCTCAACGAATGCTTTGACGTGTCGATCCTGATCTTTCGCGCCAACACCGCGAGCGGCCAGCAGCGAGTCGCCTTCATTCAGCAAACCCTGGAACGCATCCAGGTTGTAGAGCTGATGCTGCGCCTGGCCGCCGACCTGCACCTGGTAACCCCCGAGCAACATGGGTCCGCCATCAAGATCACAGACGAAATAGGCCGGCAGGCCACAGGGTGGAAACGAAATGCCGCCGCATCGCCAGCCGTATGAGCGCCACGGCCCTCATACCATAGCGATTTTGATTCTGGTCGTGCCGCTGGCTCACAAGGCCACCGCTATGCGCACCAGAGGCACCACCTGGCATTGTCCCGGCAGGCCTCGCGCAGTTCCGCTACTGATCGGCCTCGGCCTTTGGCAGCGTGACGTAAATAGCACGACCTGGCGCAGAACGGCCCGAACAACGCGTGGATTCAGAACTTCGACGATGGCAACCAGAACAACGAAGACAAGGACAACGCCCGGCCCGCTTTCGCCGTCCGCAGCATCGAACGGTATTACTGGCGGCCATGCTGATTTTTCTATTGAGCAACTCATGCGGGCCTACTACGACTGCCGGCGCAACAAACGCAGCAGCGGGTCAGCCCTGGCATTCGAGTTCCAGCTGGAGCGCAACATCATGCAACTGCTTAGCGAGCTGAACAGCGGCACCTATCAGCCCGGCCCCTCGATCTGCTTTGTGGTTACCCACCCAAAGCCGCGCGAAGTGTGGGCCGCTGACTTCCGTGACCGCATCGTCCACCACATGCTCTACAACCACATCGGCGCGCGCATCGAGCGTAGCTTTATCGCTGATTCCTGCGCCTGCATCGAGGGCCGCGGCACCCTGTACGCCGCGCAACGCCTGGAACAAAAAGTGCGCAGCATCACCCAGAACTGGAGCCGCCCAGCCCACTACCTCAAGTGCGACTTGGCCAACTTCTTTGTCAGCATCGACAAGCACGTGCTCGCCCAGCAGCTAACTGCCCGCATACCCGAGGCCAATTGGCGCGCTCTGGCCCTGCTGATCCTCTGGCACGACCCGCGTGACAACTACCAGCTGCGCAGCTCACCGCGCCTGCTCAACCGCGTACCCCAGCACAAACGCCTGACCTGCCAGCCAGCACACCTCGGCCTGCCGATTGGCAACCTAAGCAGCCAGTTCTTCGCAAACGTCTACCTCGATGCCCTGGACCAGTTCGCCAAGCACACCCTGCAGGCCAAGCATTACATCCGCTATGTGGATGACTTCGTGCTGCTGCACCACAGCCCACAACAGCTCAACACCTGGCACGCCCAGATAGAAACCTTCCTGGCCGAGCGCCTGCACGCCCGCCTCAACCCCAGCAAAACCATTCTGCAACCCGTCAGCCGCGGCGTGGACTTCGTCGGCCAGGTCATCAAACCCTGGCACCGCACCACCCGCCGCAAAACCGTAGCCCACGCCATCAAGCGCATCAGTTCGGTGCCGCTCCCGGCACTGCGCGAAACCGCCAACAGCTACTTCGGCCTGCTCACCCAAGCCACCCACAGCCATACCGACCGCCGCAAAGTGGCCAAGGCCATCCTGCTGCGCGGCAAGGCCGTGAATGCAGGGCTGACCAAGACGTACAAGGGGGCCGCATGACCGCTTTCAACGATCATCTAAAGCATGCTGCACAGCAAGCCCTACCCCTCAACCGCGAACTGTACGTTGACCTGTTCGCCGGCGCTGGCGGCGCAAGCAGTGGCGGGGCCCGGGTCTACCGCGACCCGGACGTGGCCATCAACCACAACCCCATCGCCATCGCCGTGCACCGCGCCAACCACCCCAGCACCCGCCACTACATCAGCGACGTGTTCGAGGTGGACCCACTCGAAGCAACAGGCGGGCAGCCGGTAGGCATCTTGTGGGCCTCACCGGACTGCCGCCACTTCAGCCGCGCCAAGGGTGCCGCCCCGCGCAGCGCGCGAGTGCGCATGCTGGCCTGGGTGATTGTGCATTGGGTTTACGCCACCCGCCCGCGCCTGCTCTTTATGGAGAACGTGCCGGAGTTCATGACCTGGGGCCCGCTCGACGACGCTGGCCACCCTATCAAGGCCCTGGCTGGCCGCACCTTCGCTGCGTTCGTTGCCTGCCTCAGCACCGGCCTGACCGAAGACCACCCCGACTTCCCAGAAATCATGGATGCGGTCGGCCAATGGGTGCCCAAAGCCGCCCTGGTACGCGGCCTGGGCGTTAACTTCGAGCACCGTATTCGCCGCGCAGCTAACGCTGGCGTGCCCACTATCCGCACACGCTGGTTCGGTATAGGCCGCACCGATCGCAGGCCCGTGGTCTGGCCGGAGCCCAGCCACCACGAACACCCCAAGCGCAACCAGCAGCCTTGGCGGCAAGCCGCCGAGTGCATCGACTTCAGCGACCTCGGTACATCGATCATTGATGAGCGACTGGTGGAGAACACCAACGTCCGGGTAGCGAAAGGCTTCTGGAGGCACACCGTCATGGCAGAGTCGCCCTTTTGCGTCCCGCTGGATGACCAGGCGCTGGCGGCAGCGCATCTCACCGAGTTCGCCAATGCCAGCAGCCAACGCACCTTCGCCGCAGACGAGCCACTGCGCACCCAGGTGGCGCAGGTAAAAGGCGGACACTTCGCCATGGCCAGCGCGCACCTGGCGAAACCTCAGCGCCAGTTGACCGCAGCCATGGTTACCCTGCGCAAAGGCAGCGTCGGCTCAGCCCTGTACGCGCCGCTGGGCACAGCCACCTGCAGCAGCGGGCACCACGCCCTGGCTGCCTGCCACTTCGAACAGGCCAACGGTGGGTTCTACCAAGGCGACGGGCGCGCTGCATCGGCCCCAGTCAGCACCATTTGCGGCAAGAGCAACCAGCGCCTGGCCACCGCCTACCTGATCAAATACTACGGCACCGGCGGCCAGTGGCAGAGCTGCAACGAACCTGCGCACACCCTACCAACCAAGGCCCGTCTTGGCCTGGTAACCGTGCACCAGGTGCCGGCCGACCTACTGCCACCCAACCTGATGGCGAAAGCCAAGCTCTGCGCCCACTTCCTCCACAAGTACCTGCCGGAGCACTTCCCTGAGCCGGTAGACCTGGTGGTGCTGGGCGACTACGTGCTGGTGGATATCAGCCTACGCATGCTCAAGCCCCAGGAATTGAAGCTCGCCCAGGGCTTTGCACCCGACTACATCGTCGACCGCGGCCTTTTCCTCAACGAAGCCACCGGCCAGGCCGAATGGAAGGCCCTCACCATCGCCCAGCAGATCAAGTTGATCGGCAACAGCGTCTGCCCGGGCGAGGCCGAAGCGCTGATCGCCGCGAACGACGCAGACATGATCGAGCTGTACCGCAAGGAGGCAGCATGACCTGCACCATCTTCCACAGCACCGAGCTACCCGAAGGCCGCGGCGCACAGGTCACCGGCTCGCTGCCCAAGAAGCGCATGCGCTGGGCAGTCGAGTACCTGATCAAAACCCCAGACGGCCGCACGCTGGTTGAGTCCACCAAAACCATCCAGTCCGCGAGCTATGAAGAACTGTACCCAATCATGGACGCCACCATCGACGCCCTGGGCAACGAGGCCGGCGGCCAGGCCACCTTCGTCAGCTGGCGGGCAACCGCCCATGGCGGCAAGAAGAATCGCAAGGGAGGAAAGCGCTGATGATCGGCATACCCGAAACCGATACCCTGGAGCAGGCGCGCATCAGCGCCAACATCAACACTGGCTACCAGGTCACCACCGCAGACGGCCGCGCCGCTCGCCTGGCAATCATCGACGCAGACGGCAACGTCATCGAGGCAGGCCCTGCTGTCGCCCGCGAAGCCTGGAACGTATGCATCGCCGTGCAGAAGAACTTCTGGATTGGCCAGGGCCACCTAGTGATACACAGCTCACCGCCCGGGCAGCGCATCGCCTCCGAGGCGGCCTGACCAAAGCCGGCCTTGTGCCGGCTTTTACTTGTCAGCCTGTAATGTCTTCACTTGACACCCAGGCCCCGCTACGTCGATCAACCCGCAGTAGCAGCGGCCGCCCGGCCTTCGGCACCAACATCACATCAATGCTCTTGCCCTGCCGCCCTTCCTCACCAATGCCACGCATATAAATGACGATGCGCTCGAAGGTATCCATCACCAGCTGCCGCACCTGCTCCCGCGCGGCATAATCATTGGCCTCAACTTTGCTGGCGAGCGCTGCCCAACGCGCCGCCTGCTCCGGCTGCACATTTGAAGAGCGGGCGGCCAGCAAGCGTTCAAGCTGCTGCACTTCACCCTGCGCTTCGCCCAACTGCTGCTCCACTTCACGGGCCCGCCGCACAAACGCCAACGGCGCAGCACCACTGTCATCGGCCATCACCGCATCCGTAATTTTGCCCAGCTGACGCTCAAGCTCCGTGGCAGTTCGCCGCGCGGTCGCCAGCTGCTCGCGGAGGCCCCTGCCATCATCTGGCGTCTCATGCAGTCGCTGCAGGTTGATTTGCTCACCGCAGTAATTGAGTATCGCCCGCTCGATGGGCACCACGCTGCAGCTACCACCCGCCGCGCAACCACCATTTTTGCTGTACGACACACAATGCAATCGCCGGTGGCCATCCAACAGGCTGCCGTCCGCTTTAGCTCGGCCCATAAGATTCTGAGCCACCAACGCTGTGCCGCAATACCCGCAGAACGTCCGGCCGATGCCGGTGATAATCCCAGGAATCTCGCCAGCGCCACGCCGCCGGTGCCGCTGCCCGGCCAGCAACTGCAGGTCGTCGTATTCGGCATCAGTCAGCAGCGCAGGGTAGTAACCCTCAAGTAAATAGTCCTCGCCACCGACACTGATCCGCTTGGCCCCGCGCAATGCCGGCAGCTTAATCAGCCTGTAAATCTGCTGGCCGGCGATGCCCCAGTCGGTCAGCGCATAACCCTCATCGTGCATCAGCTTTGATGCCCTGCCAGCACCAAGCCCCTGCTTGTACAGCTCAAGCGCCCTGCGCACCGCCGTTACACGCTCTGGCACAAGCCGCCATTCGCTGCCCGTCCATTCCAGCCACGCCGGATCGTTGCCATTGCGCACCAGGCCGCGATAAGTGCCAGCCTGCCAGCCCTCGCACAGCCGCCGAATGCTCGCCTTAACCCGCTTGCTCTTGGTGTCGGATTCTTCGTGCGCACGGATCATCACCAGCAGGCTATACACGAGGTCCATCGGCTGTGCCTTCAGACCGGCACGGTTGTACTCCCTACCGTCGCTGGCTGTCACCACCGTGATGCCGCCATTGATGATCTGCGCCAACTGCGCTTGCGCCTGGATGGGCTCAGCACGGCTCAAACGATCAAGCCCCTCAACAATCAGCACAGACCCATCAGGAATGCGGCCCTCGCTCACCGCCAGCAGAAATGCACCCAGCGCCCCCTGCTTGACGTGCTGCTGGTGGTAAGCAGACAGCCCCTCATCGCGCAGCGACAACGACTCATCCAACACCAACCCCCGCGCGGCCGCCCACGTCTGCGCGTAAAGCAACTGACGATCTACACTGCTACCCGTCGACTGCCGTGGATCAGAAAACCGCAGATAGCTGTATACTCGCGCGCTATTTTTTGTCATGCCCAGCCCCGAGGAAAACCACGATGTCGAAGAAAGCAGGAAGTATAGGGTTTATATCCCTCGGGTGCCCCAAGGCTTTGGTCGATTCCGAACGTATCCTGACCCAGTTGCGTATGGAAGGTTATGAAGTGGTGCCGACCTATCAGGACGCCGATGTGGTGGTGGTCAATACCTGTGGTTTTATCGACAGC